TCGTGCGTAAACGGTTTATCACGGTCATTACCGTGTACAATATAACAATCTAATCCCATTATTCTTCTCCTCTACTTATTTTATTTAAAGTTTCTAACCGTCTTTCTCTTCTTTCATATCGGCGTATAGCCTCTAATCTAGCTGGTATAACTTTAGTAGCGTTACAAAAATCGCAACACCTACCCTCAGCTAACGGCTCGGCGTTATGCCCTTGATTCCAGTAAGCATTACCCGTAGGGTCACGGTGTATATCTATGTCTCTAGGACAAAGGTTACAGTTTAATACTTCTTCATAATTATATTCTGTAGTCATTAGTAGTCTGCTCCTTCAAAATAGTTATCTACTTTGGGGTGTTGACCCTGAAAAGATTGTATAAACATTCTATCGTCTATAGCCTTAGCTCCTTCAACCACAACCCTAATTTTCTCGGTATATTCCCAATCAGGCTCTAGTAAATCAGCTTGTGCTTTTGTTAGTATTTCCGCTATCGGAGTGACTGCGTCATCCTCTCGTAAGGCTAGTACGACCATTGGTCTACCGTTGCTTGTTTCGGCACCAACTAAAACTAATTTATCAACGTTGTGTTCAACCATGCTTAGTTTTTCGTAGGCTTTTTGTAATACGCTTTTACTCATAGGTTATCCTCCTTATTATTAATTAACCTAGTATTATAATAAGTAGGGTCGTAAGGCATGTAAACCTTAGTCCTTAACATAATAACCATCTTTAAGAGTACCTGTACGGTCTTTTATTTCGTTATGTGCTACCTCTAAACAGTGGGTAGCACTTAAACCATGCTGATGTGCCATTAATATTAACACCACCATACAATCACCAATAGCGTCAGCTATTTCCCACAGATCTTGCTTACTTATACCGTTAGCTAGTTCACCTACCTCTTCGGTAAGTTTTATCATTTGACTACTTTTAGCTTGTATGTCTGTAGGGTCAACGGGCAATAGTCCTCGGCTGTAACCCCAATCAACTATGTTAGTGATTGGGATCCAGTTATCTTCGCGTATGTCTTTCATGACCAACTTACAAACTCGAATCTGGGCTCAACGCCTTCAAAGTCTTCTGACATAAACCTAGTAGTATTTCTAAGTTCTTCAGCGTAGTCGTTATCAACGCTACAGCTTTCGCCGTCTTCGTCATAACCTAGTATCAATAGCTTACCCGCCAGGGGTTGCGCATACTCAGCTAACTTACAGTATCTAGTATCATTACGGTATAAACCCTCGTCATCAACTATAGCCATATGTTTATCATTTAAAGTAATAATATCAATAGTGCCACAGTCTATAACCGCTTTACTACTACCCAATATAGAGCCGTACTCATCTACGGCTAAATCAACTATACTAGTGCTTTGGTCAAAAGGGTCAACCATAAAGGCTTTATAAGTTTTATTACTCATCATTAGCCCCCGTTTTAGTTTTCATCCATGCCGTAGTAATATCTACAGCTTCACGTCTACCTAAATTAGGGAATATCTGTTTAAGTTTAGACGGAGCACCGTACATATTCATACCACCTTGCATAGTGTCGAGTAAATCAAAATAAGGTTGATACTCGTTATTATTAGTGTTATTAGTTTGTGTCATATTTTTCTCCTATGTAAAATTAACTAACTATTAAATAATATAAACGGTCAAGTTTGATGTAAACCTAACCTCTAAAAAGATATTTGAGGTTATTTATAACATCTTTACTCAAATGTTTAAGGTGTTTGGGTATATTTTTATTAGTGGGGTTATCTGGTATTCTTTCACCAGTATCCTCGTTTTCTAGCACGCTTTCTAGTACGCCTTCTTTATTAATCTTAAAACTGTTACGTATATCTTCAGTCATAACTACCTCCCTATAGTTTTAGTATCTTTGAGTGTTATGTATTGGTACGCCCCCTTATTATAAGCGGGGGCTGTAGATTTCTTGCGTAAGGTAGCTAACTTTTGTGCTGCTACTTCACCACAACTTAAACAGGTAGAGTACCCTAGCCTAAGTCTAGCTTCGGGTACTTTAACTCTACAGACGCTACATAGCATTATGCTTAGCCTCAACGCCAGTAGGTACGCCGTAAGCGTCAGTCTTTAATTTACCGAGTAAACTAAACTGCTCTAACGCTAACTTAACAATAGTAAAACTACCGTAAAGTGAAGCACACTCTAGACCGTCGTCGTTATTTTCTAAATAAAATTGCACCGCTTTTTCAAGGGTGGTTATCGCTTTATTAATATCGTCTTCCATACTTTTCCTCCTATATTATTTAAAGTATAGGTAAAGTATATATAAGATTAAGGTTGATCACTACCTTTTATCAAAATCTTCTATATGAATATTAAAGCAGTGAATAAAGCGGTCGAACAAGGTATTAGGGTTCTCTATGTCTGGGCGTAAAAAAGCGTCTGTTGAGTGTGTTTCTTGTAGAGTATAAGTTCTTACTTTACCTTTACGATTACGCAAATTAGCTTTTTTGATTGCTTCTTCATAGGTATCTGCTTCTATCTTGTGCATCTCGACGTTGATAGTTGTGTACGGGACGTACCATGTCTTTGTCTTTTCTTTGGTAATAGGTTTTTTGAGTCTTTTACCGTTATTAAATATTAAACTTAAAGCCATACTAGTATATTACCTAGAACTTAAAATATGTAAAGCTTAGTCGTAATTTCCTAATAACCAAAATACCAGTAAGTAGCGGTCACCGGACAGTACTGCCTTACCCCTGTGCATGTGAGTAAAGCTAGGGAAAAATAAAGCATGACCGTTAGGTAAAGGGTCAACTGTGCCACGGTTAAAGAAGTCAGTACCCCCGCCCTCATATCCACCAGTATTAAGAGGCACCACCACCGAGATATCTGCAGACTGGTCATGGTGCCAAGCTCCCTCAACCTTTTCTTTAGGGTTGTAGTTAGCTATCTGTATGCTACCTGGACGTACTGAATAACGTTGCCACACAGCGAAAAATATAGGATTCAAAACATTTTGTACTACCGACCACAACATATCATGTAGTACGGGCACATTATCAGCTAGAGTTATTTCAGGTATCTGTCGGTAGTAGTCCTCAGTATCATTAGGTTCAAACTCTAAGTTGTAAGCGTTGTTAATATTTTTTATTTCATCTATCAACATGTCGCAGAACTCTTGTGTAAATAACGGTACGCTGTATACGTCGTTCACTAGTTGCTTAGGGTAGTTAGTAAGTTCAGTTTCTAGGTCGTACTTACCGTCATTTACCTCAAACTCTTTTATTTCTTTCATGCTACTTTTAACTAACTCCCATGTAGTTTTATTAAGCATCCAATCACTTTTTATACCTAGCATAGTATTCTTTAATAAGTAGGGGGCTGAGTATAAGTCTTTTACTTTTTCATCATTCAATAGTTTCACTGTCTCCTTCTATTATTTTACCCGCTGGTAATATACCGCCAGTTTCATAATATAATTCTTTTAAACGTTCTAATATTTGTTCTTTGTTCATAGTCTCTACTTTATTAACTACTAACTCACTACGGTTAATGTAAAGTCCTGCTGCCTTACCCCTAGCCACTTCCGCAGTTACCGCAGCAGACCAAGCACCGTTACGCACCGCACCTTCCCTTATATCTTTTAAATCAGTTAAGTGGGTACTAAGGTCAAGTTCTACCTTTTTGGCTGCTTTTTTCTGTAAAGATTGTATACGTTCACTCACTAGCGGATTAGCTTTACTGTCAAGCATACTCCCCGCTCTAGCTGCATTCTTTTCGCTATATCCCGCCCCAACTGCAGCTTCTTTTTTACTCATACCTTTAGCTACGTTCTGGGCGTACTTCTCTTGTCTTGGTGTTAACTTTTTCTTTTTAGCCATGCGGGTAAACTATTTTATATTTAGGTAGATTTCTTAAATGTTCAGGTATGTCTTTTTTTCTGTGATAGTTTTGTTGACTAGCGGAGCTACCTTTATGTTCTATAATACTTTTATTCATTTCAATTAAACCGTCGTTGACTACTCTGTTTTCGTATTCTCTATTAGCAGTAAGTTCAAGTTCTTCTACTAGTTCTGCCTTACTTAGTATGTCTTGTTCAACGCTGTAAGCTGGAGTTCTAAGTATGTTATTAAAGTCACGGTCTATTGTTGAGTCACCTAAAAAGAAACGTTTTCTATGGCTGGTGTAAACTCTACCTACTGAGCTTTCGGTTATTTTGCCTGTTTGGTACACATGCAGTACACTATGACAATCATTAGCATGGTGAGTGATAGGTTCACCACAGACTAAGCAAATTTCTTCTACACCCTCCATACCCTAATCCTACGTTCATCTTCCTCATAAACTATACGAGTGGTAAGGTTTATTGAGTTGCGAGTACCATATCTACTGGCAGCGATACGTACTCGTTGTACCGCTAAATCATCAGGTGCAGGATAACTCATACTGTAACCTGACTCTATTAATTTATAAAAGTCGTACTTGTTATTAGTACCACCCTCCCTAGTAGGTAGTGGTAGATCCGTCTCTAAAGTCATTTAAAAACTCCTTATAACTAGCAGCTTTACTGTCATAGATAGCGTGTATCTCATCAAAACAAGGGTGATTATCATCAGTGGGGTAACCCATACTGTTTATTTCCGCTATCCTTTTTTCTTTCCAATTTATATTATCCATATACTTTACTATACCTATACTTTTGTGTGATGTAAAATTTATTTAGTGAATCACCTCAGGCACAACCCTGACTCTAACAAAGTGATAATTACTGTGTTGTGTGTGATTCTTTATGGCTTTTAACATAGCCTCCATTAACTCTGGTGTATTATCTTGTAGCCAAGCGTAGATATTAATTTCGTTAAGTAAAAGATTTAAATACTTAGGATGGTTTTTATTTACTTGTACTTCAAGTTTCATAGGTGACCATATACCTGTACTGTCAGGGTCAAAGAAAGTGACCTCGTGTATGGTCTCGTAATTATTTATATTTTTTCTTACCATCAACTATTTTATATGCTTTGATATAACCTAACTTTATATCATATTTAATATCATTAATACTTAAATCACCCATCTCTAATATCATATCTATAGTAGGTGTAATATTTTTTGGCCACACGTAAGACTTTAAACGCTCTTGGTTTTTCAAACTCATAGGCTGTAAGTCAGTAAGTTCTATCAACCAATCAGTATCCCATGGGTCACGACCACGGGCAGTTTTACAATGATTATTAGGTTTAGGTATATCTACTTTTTTAGTTTGGTAAATGTTTTTCATGTCAGTTTCCTCCATAAAAACTGCTTTTTTATAAGCTATATTATATAGTTTAATTTGTGCTTCTTTAAGACTATCAAAAGTTTTTACTTTATTTTTAGCATGCACGTTATACATCTTAACACACTGATCTACGGTATTATTTGGTGCCATAACTTTAGGGTCACCTACCCAAACGCCACCGCCTTTTACTTTGTGCATATTACGCATACCGAACTTGATAACCCGTTTATAACTGTCATCAGTAAAGTAAATAAACGCTATGTCGTCTTTTTCTATTTTCTGTTGTTCCATTGGTCATACATTATTAAATAAACAGCTGATAAAACTATTATGGCTGTCCAAGTTCCTATGCTATAAATAAATACATCAAATAACATTAAAGTAATCCTCGTAATTTTTCAAGGCTGTACCCCAGCTATCACCTATCTCAGCGTCTACTAAGTTAGGCACTTTAATACTAACACAATCACTCATTATTTCTATTATCTTTTTACAATCATCAATATCTTTTACTGATATATCTAGTTCATCGTGTACTTGAGTGTGGGGTAAATATCCTTCTTTATATAAATCTACCATGGCTTTTTTAGTCATGTCTGCTGCTGAACCCTGTATTAAACGGTTCATGGCTTTATAAGTAAAGGCTCGTTTAACTTTTTCACCGTAACGCTCTACTGCCTCCTCATAGGGGTAAGGTGTTTTACGTTCAAAGCTAGGCTCAAATAAATTAAACCTACACTTACGCCCCAGTAGAGTAACTATGTAACCTCTGTTAGCTCCTAACCTAGCACACTGATCACGTAACCCTTTGATAAAAGGTACACGGCTATGATAAGTATCAAATAATTCTTCTGCTTCTTGTGGGCTTAAATCTAACTGACTTATAAGCTTATCTTTACCCATACCATAACTTAGCCCCAAATTTATCACCTTAGCCTCCTTACGGCTTATATTAGCCATATCTGCTACTATTTGGTGAAAGTCTGCGTTTTTATTTCTATAGGCGTCAACTGCATCGTCAGCACCCTCTTGTTGAGTCACGGCTGAATAATGTACGGTCAGTCTAGGTTCTTGTTGTGAGTAGTCAAAACAACCCCAGTGGTGATTAGGTTCAGGTACAAACACGCTCCTAATCATAGGTCCAATGACATCGTGCCTAGCTGGTACTTGTTGTAGATTAGGGTTACTGCTACTAAATCTGCCCGTAACTGTACCGCCAGTATCACTACGTAAGGGATGCAGCTCACCATGTATTCTACCGTTGACGCTGTGTTCTAAAATCATCTTATCTATAAAGGTAGTTCTAGCTTTATTAAGTTTACGTGCTCTACCTATATCTTTAGCTAACTTATTATCGTGTCCCTCTAACCAAGCTGAAGTAAAACTAGGGGCGTTGATCTTAGGACTACGGGGATAACTCAACCCCGCCCTATCAAATACTGTCGCCACTGAAGCTGCAGCCCAGAGGTCAGGGTAAACGCCGTGTTCTTTTTTGATATTATTTAATATACTTTCTTCTTCTTTTTTAAGTTGCTTACCTACTTCTTCTGCTTTGATAAGGTCAACAGGTACGCCCTTATATCTCATGTCTAACAATATAGGTATGAGCCCAGTTTCAAGGTCGTATATTTTTTCTACGTTCTCACTCTTTAATAGTTCTTTAAATATCTGCCACAGTTTTAACGTAAGAGCTGCATCTTGTTCAGCGTACTGTCCTACATATTTAGCGGGTAACTTCCACATATCTTTTTTAGGGTCAAGACCGTATGCTTGTGCTGCTTCTTTTAAAAGTGTTTCATCTTTTATTTCATTTAAGTAACGTTCACCTAATTTATTTAAAGAGTACCCATACTGATTCTCATCTATTAAAGGGGCAGCAAACATAGTGTCATGTATAGTGCCTTCTACTTTTATACCTATACGTTTAATCCAACCTAAGTCATATAAAGAATTATGAAAAACTTTATCATTACTGTAACTCATCTGTTTAGTAAACCAGTTAAGTACCATTCTCCTATCTAAATTACCCCCGCCTTTATGTTGTATAGGAAAGTACATACTAAAGTCTTTAGTAGCTATAGCTATACCAGTAACATGACCAGTATCAGCAAAAGCCCAAGATGGACCATGAGACAGGAGCAATGGGTCATTCGTCTCAAGGTCAATAGCTACCTCACTATAATTACTTAGTTCAGGAAAGCTACTAGGAGGAGACCAGTCCACCTCGGGCGTAAACAAACTTGGTTGTGTAGACATTAATCAATATCCTTAATTCTGTTACGTAGTTCGCTACTACTAAACGTGTGTTGTCTGTAGTTGTAATAAACTTTTTTACTAGGTAAGTTAAATTCTTCTTTACCTGTAAAATGTTTATTCATATATTCTTCACCTATAATTCTAACGTCCCAAGGTATAGTCCTTAGTATATTACGTAAGTCTTCTTCACTTTCGTATACAATAGTTTCATCTACGTAACGACAACCGTTTACTTGTATTTGACGTTCTAATAAACTTTGTATAGGTTTATTCTTATTAGTATTTTCTTTACTAGGGTCAGCGTGAATACAAGCAATTAAATAATCACACTCACCTTTAGCCTCAGATAACATAGCTACATGCCCAGCATGAAATAAATCAAAAGCACTAAACGTTATACCCCTAATCATTATTATGTTCCTCACGCCAGTTATCAGTAACATAACCCTCTACTAGTAATAAATATCTACGTAAGTCCCGTATATCATCTAATATACCTGTACTACTGGGGTCGTTATTAATAGTCTTAAATATATCGTAACCCTCTTTAGTTACCTGATTTTCTATCCTATCCCACTTACGGGCTAACATCATAAAAGCTCCTACCCCGCCCCGACTACGCCAACTATCGCCGTAGCTTTCTTGAGCATGTTTTAGTTTAGCCACATCAGTATCAGCTAGGTTTTGTATTAAATTAAAATTACTGCCATCTTGCATATTATCCTCCATATATTTATAAGCCTGACCTAAAAGTTAAGTTTATACGTTCTCCGGCGTGTTCCATACTAGGTACAGCGTGAGTTGTATACATTTGATTATGACCGTCAAATACTATGACGTCACCATGTTCTAATAGGTAAAACTTTTCATCAATTTTAAAATTTTCTATTTTAGTTTCTATTTCACTTGTGTTAGTGTGTTCTTTAACTGGGTTTTGATAGGTACGTTGTACAAACATTCTAGGTGCACCTAAAGATATAGAAACTATACAATCGTCTAGTGTGGGCACGGTGTCGCTGTGGTGGGGGATACCTTTACCGTCAACACCATAATACCCACAAAGACAAAAAGTCAATAGTTTATCAATACCTAGTTCTAACCATAATAATTTTTCACTCTTTTGTTTTAACTCATACATCTCATCAGACCACGGTTCTGGTTCATATAACTTACCAGCGTAATTAAAACTAGAACTACCAAAGCCTCTTGTAGGTCTACCTTTGACTAACTTACCTTTGAACTCACGTACATTAGGTTCGTCCCATGTATCTATAATATCCATGCTATAGTCTTCAAAATATTTTTTATAAACCTCAATCATATCTGTCTGAGCATATTTTTTCTCTACCGTAATAACACCACTTACATCTAAAACTACTAGGTGTAGCGGGGAACTCTTCTGCGGTAGTCATAATAATAGCTCTCTCATTTATTTTTTCTTTACGTGCTTTTATACTTTCTGGTGTATACATATAACGTTCTATTTTATTGTGATCTAAATACCACATCTCAGTAGTTATACTCTCTACTTCTGGGTATCTAGCTAACACCACCGCCCCGTAAAGTTCACATTGTTCTCTATGGCTTTCTTGGTTACCTTCATACTTACCAGTTTTGAAGTCTATAACTCTAGCTACCGTAGGGTTATTAGCATCATGCACAAAAGCATCTACTTTAGCTCTGCCCCATGTATCGCTATCAAACCAACCTGTAGACTTCCAGTCAATATCAAAAGCCCAATCACCCTCACAGATTACTGAACCTTCAAGATACATTTGACGTAATAAATCAAATCCATCTTGAAAATCTTTTAACTGTGCCGAAGGTAACTCATCAATATGTCCTCTGATATAGTCCTCACAGTTTTTATGAACCTCTTTACCACGTTCCATATATTTATTTCCTGGCTCTCGTATCTTTTTTATACAGCTGTAGTAAGCTTTCTTAGGACATCCTTCATAAGTGGTCAACCTACTATATGACCACTGACCTATCTTAATACTCATTTTATCCTTCTATCAATCCACTCAAAACCTGCGGTAGCCCAATCACTTGAACTGCAAGTTTGTACTTCTGATAAAGCAAAGTCGTAGTCTTTTTGCTTATATAAGTACCAAGCATCTTGTAAAGGACAAGCCACTTTAGTAAAGAATGAATCATTAAACTTTTTATCACCTAAAGGCTCACGTTGTAAAAACTTATGTAAGTCTTTATCCCACTCTTCTTTAGAAACTTTCATTAGTGGGTAAGGTTTTAACGCCCTGTTTTCATAAGGGTTGATATAATGCCTCATGGAGTAAAAATCAAAAGCATCATCTTCAGCTAACTTTTTCCACATATCTATAAAGATATTAGTATACACATGAAAGCTATCACTAACTTGATAATACGTACCTACTGATACACCTAAAGACCTAGCTACGTATTCTTGTAGCATAGACATATGTACTACGTTAGCCCCGAAAGTACCCCATATAACGTCGTTAGACCTATTACTAACGGTCATATTAAGCTTACCGTCCCTAACCTTAAAGTATATAACCGTATTACAAGGTACGTCTACACCGTCTCTATTTAAATCTACTTTAGGATCCCACATCTGTAGTACGCTACGTCTATCATTGGGACTAGCTTTTAAACGTTTGATGATACTATCTATTTGATCAAAGTCAAAGTGGTTAATCCACCTATACCCATAAGCACCGTGCAGGTCAACACCGTCATCACTATACTCACGCATACGTTTATTATACTGTTCCACATAAGCTAAATCATTACGACCAGCTAACATCCACAAACTCTCCATAAAATGAAAGAACGGGTTAGCGTCCCTTATCTCTTCAAACATAACTCTTTCTGTAGGGTTTTTATACACAGTAGTAACAGGCGTAGGGAACTCCATAACTTCACCCACCCTACTTTCTAATACTATATGATCTATTTCTATTTTATCCAACGCCTTAATAAAGCCGTCATTTACGTTTCTACAATTAATAACTTCCATTTAAAATAATCCTCCTTGTTTTAAATCAGTACCGCTGTTAAAAGCTCTTTTCCATTGAACGTTTACATCTTTACGAGGCATACCGTTCCAAGCTGTTTTAGTTTCTTTTTCTACTATCTTAACAAACTCAGGGTGTAAACTGTGTAACTTTTCTGCCCCTGCATTATGAACATCTATAGTACGCCACTCACTACACCCACCAGCAGCATTAGAACTTTTTTGCCCTTGTGCGTAATAATAACTAATCTTACTAGGTTTACCTTGACGTAATAGTTGTAGGTTAATATCAAAGTCTTCCATAACTTGTACTCTGCCTAATTCTACACCGTCAAACATATCTAAGTTATAACCCAGTACCCTCATGTACCTTGTATTTTCTACGGCTAGTTTTTCTACACGGTTGTTGCCTTCCCTAGCACTAACTCCTACATGAGCGTAGTCATCTAACCATACATCTAATAAACCAAATAAAGCGGGGTACTCATCAGGCTCTAAGTAACGTAGATGCCAGTCACTATCTGACTTACGAATATAAAAACGTAGGTCATCATCTAACATAACTATCTTTTTATCATCAGTATGCTTGTGTATATACTGACGTTTTTTAGCTATACCCTTTATATCTTCCGGTATAACCATAAATTGACAGTCATACTTATCTTTATATAAATGTTCTTCATCAGAATCTATAACTAACACAACTTCTTTTCTCAAACTCTCAGGGAAAAACGATAGCGTAACTTGGTCATCAGCTCTACCCCGAGTGGGTATATAAATTTTCATAACAGCTCCTCCTGTATTTTAGGTTTATATTTAGCACGTGGTTTACCTTGACCTAACCGTACTCTTTCATACTTATCAAACTCACATAAACAATGTTCTATATCCCTCATCTCTAACGGTAAGGGTGCCATGTTACATAAATCTAGTAACTCTTTCATCTCACTAATTAACTGTGATTTAGGTATGCTTTTTTCTAGCTCTCTACCGTGTATTCTATTTAGTCCACGTTTAGCTCCTGGACCAGGATTAGCCCACGTCATAATATCTTCTGCGTTTTCTAAATGTTTAGTGTGTCGTAAATCAGTTACTACTTCGTAAGCCATAAAACCGCTAAATCCAGGGTAGGGTAAATAACGTTTCCAAGTTTCTTCTAGTGAGTTGTTTATAATTCTAGGAGGCATCTCATATAACGGTGTAAGTATTTTATCTATAGTTTGTTCAACTTTAGTACCGCCTAACGTACCAGTTAACATGTACGCCCCAGTATAAACTTTTTCTTTTCTATTCATTCTACCTTGCATTATAGCTTTAATACGTTCAGGGTTCCAATGTTCAGGGAAGCCTATTTCTTCTAACGTATCTGGCCAGTTTATTTGTCTAGCCATAGCCATAGCGAACGGTAAGTTAGGGTGGTCAGCGTAAGGCTCACGCCAGTTCTCACGTATCCATATGGTTACTCTATCCAGTTCACGGTACACGTTACAAAAACTATATTCTTTTAGTATAGGGTCATCAGTCCAAGGGTAAGCTTGACCTTCATCTCTACGTTCGTATATGCTGTGACGCTCTATCATATAGTTATTAAAATCAGTTTTAGGGTAATTACTCATATAGTCCACCAATCTGGTTGTCTGTCAGGTATTTTATTCCACTGTGCGTAAGTTTTTTCATTCACTACGTAATCACGGTAAGCCTGTACTGGGTCATCGTTTTTATAATCATCAGGCATAGCTTGTGGTAGCTTAGTCATACCGCCTGACTTTATGTTTAAAGGCAGACTAGCTAAAGCATCAGCTAACTTAGTAAACGTAAGATGCTCACGGTTGTACCTAGCTTTGTATTCTAAACATAAGCACACAAAGTGGTAATACAACCACCGATAGTTTTGACTAGTTTCCCTAGCCCATATAGTACAGGGGTGGTTTTTATACGCTGTTTTATAAATACCGTTTATATCACAATATTCATCACCTGAATATATACGGTGTGCTGTACTAAGCATTTGAGCTGACTCTAACGGCATCTTAACCACTAGTTTATCAGGTAAACACATAGCAGCATGTGCAGGATCTTTATGTACGTAAAATATGTTCATAGGCTATAGTCTCTAATAAAAATTTTAGTAATAATCAAAGTAAATGTAAAGTTAAATCCATAAGTTAAACTCTCTCCTAGTCTTACTAGATATTATGTGTAAATGTTTTTTAGTTCTAGTTACCCCTACGTAAAAAGCACGACACTCATCGTCAGGGTTTTTATATAATTCTTCGTAAGTACGGTTAGCTAAATCAGTAAGTAATATTACGTTATCACACTCACCGCCTTTTATAGCATGTATGGTGCTAAGGCGTATGCGTATGTCCATAGTTTTTTCACCTTTACGTAATGATGAAACTATGTATTCTTTTTGAGTATCGCCTAATAAATCAAAACACTCATGCCATATTTTATCAACTAATAAACCATAATTACGCTTTAAATTATTGATATCCAGTTCTTTTTTAGGGTCAGCTTGTTTAAGAGTTTTATAACCTTTTTTAACTCCTACCCCAGCACGCATATAGTTATAAATCTTTTTAACTTCTTCAGCTTTTAATTTACCGCCACTACGTAGTTTTTCCCAGTCTTTTATAGCTTGAATCAGTACCTCACTTATAGAAGCTTTATTATTTTTATAATAGAAGTAGCCCATAGTTTTTAAGTATTCCTCAACGGGAGTTAATAAATAATTGTTACGTGCTAAAACTAACCACTCACCCTTTGACATGTCTATATGTTCAAAGCTTTTATGATAACTGACGTCACCCTCTTCACTACGGGGTAGCCAAGTTTTAGGCTTTCTGTTTTGTATTCTATTAACTACTTTAAAGGCTACATCATGTACTTTTTTAGGTACACGGTAAGACTGCTCTAAGTATATATTCTTACCTTTTAAATTTATAAACTCATCAGTATCAGCACCAGCCCAAGTATAAATAGCTTGATCATCATCACCAGCAAAATAAACATGCTCAGTATTTTCTATAAGTTTATATATACAACGCCACTGCAGTTGTGATAAGTCTTGAGCTTCATCTACTATAACCGCTTTTAACTGTGGTGTGGTCTTATGATGTAAGAAACCTGATAACATATCAGTATAATCTTTTAAGTAATGTTTTTCTTTATAGTCTACGTAACTCTTACAGAACCAGTCAAAGTGTAACCAACTGATATCATAACCAGAGCGTGACCAACATTGTTTATAATCCATACACATATTACGTGCCATGTTTTCTAGGAATAACATCTTATCACCTTTACTGGTCAACGCCATGTAGTTCTCACCGTCCCAAGCACTACCTATACGTTCCCCAACTAATTCACTAAAGGCACGTAATGCTTTACGGTCTAGTATGTCAGCTGTAGTAAGACCTAACCAAAAATAACACAATGAGTGTATAGTTCTAAAATACGGTAGCTCATCTTTATCGTAATCAAACTTAGTCATAGCCCTACCTAAAGCTTCGTTTGCAGCTTTTTTAGTAAAGGCTAAATAACCTAACTCAGAGGGGCGTACGCCGTCTGTAAATAGCTTATCGACGGTATTTAATAGGTAAGTAGTTTTACCCGTACCTGGAGGTCCAAGGACTACGTTATGTGTCATAGTAAACCACGCTCCTCAAAGTCATGTCCATCAAGTGTTTCATCTTTATACTCAAAAGCTTTGACATACCAAACATTAGTACCTCTACCTTTTATATTCCAGAACTTAGTTTGTGCTTTCATATCTCTTAATCTACTAGCTATTTTATTAGTTTCTAAATCGGTAAACCTGTGTTTTAATAAAAACTCACGTAAATCTTTTATTCTAAAATATGTAATGCCTTCTTCTGTGAATGGTTTACCTAATAATATTTCTTCACGTGTACCCGCTTGGGCTACATCGGTACAAAAAGATTCAAGTAAATCTAAGAACTGACCCTCGGTAGATACATCTGAACTTACTTCTATAATTTCCATACCGCTATCCATTAAACTTTGTATCATAGCCTGCCAAGAAATCTCTTTCATTTTAGGTGGCATTAAATTTAATATCTCCATACACGCTCTTTGAAATTTAGTTTGATTCTGTAATTGTTCAGTAGTGAGTTCTAAACGTTTATCATCTATAGATAAAAACCACAAAGGCGGTGATGAATTAAGTTTAGCTAAACTAGAAAACATAGGAGTAGTATTACTAGAGCCTATACCAAACTTACAAGTACGGCATTTACTAACGTCACAATAAGAACGTATAGGTTCATCACTACATTTATAATTATAATCTTTTTTCTTTAACGTACTAATTAACCCTAAAACTTCTTGAGCTGGTAACGGCGGTATAACAAATTTACGGTTATACTCTTCTATTTCTGTTTCCCAACTTTCAGGCGTAGCTTGTTTTAAATAAACCCCCACATTAAATAAACCGTTGTTACGTGTACCCTCAGGGAAACCTTGTTTTAATAAAGTTTTTAAACACGGTGGTCCACCCTCTAACTCATCAACTTCAGGTACGGTTAGCTTTTGTAATTCTTCTAACGTTAAGCTACGCTCTAGGCTAAGACTAATAAATTGGGAGGGAGTTAGGGCTATACCGCTTTGGGGTTCTAGAGCGTACCTAGTAGATGTGGCACCTTGGAAATAAGGCATGTTTAACCAACTACCTATATCACCACGATCTACTAAGACCTCACGTTGTTTAGGAAATATTTCAACTCCGCCATAACCTAAACCAGCCGATAACTCCCTTAACTTGTCCTGCATATCACCAGCAGAAATAAACTCTTTTGTAAAACAAAAAACATGTGCACCTCCGCTTTTAGATCTACACACCACTAGCGGGAGATTAAAGTTTTCTATCTTTTTTACTAAGTTAGGGATATCAAGTGAGTACGTATCAATATCTATGACGCCCCACTTTACTTGATTATTTTCGTTGATAGGTATAATGCCTAATCCGATTATACCCTCTAAATGATTTTGCCAATTTTTTAAGGAGGCACCTACAGTTTTAATAGTTTTAGCTACTCCTGACTTCTTTTGACCATTATTAGTTTCATCGACATTAAAAGTGCCGTGGGCTCTTTGTGAACCCTTAAATAAATCGTCAAATGCTTTTGCTAGCTCCAAGGTCTCTCCTAAAAAAAGGGGAGCCTGAACTCCCCTTATTCAATTAAAATGGTGCTTCTGTGCTAGGCTCGTCAGTAGTACCGCCAAAAGACATACCACTCACTGAAGAAGCAAACCCTTTTGCTGCCTCGTAATAGACCATCTCATCTTTTGATAACGCACCGCCTGATGTAATACTCCAACCAAACCATGCACCACGGTCGTTAGACTCTTGTACAGTTTTAAGAGTATACTTGTGACTAAAACTAGGTGGGGTAAATACTTTACCGTCAACATTCATTTTAGCACTAGCCATCATAGAGTTCCAAGTTCTTGACTTTTTAAGCTGAGTACCAGCCATAGCCAACATTGCTTGATCAAAACTACCGTCTTGATTTATCACTAATAGAAAGTGTGTAGCGGAGGTTTGAATATAATTACCGTTAGGTAACGCATCTTGACCAAAATTATTTTTAGTAGTTTTATCTAATATAGAAGCGTCGTCGTGTTGAGCTACTAAGCCACCACCCGACTCTCTAGGAGTCCACTCTAAAAACAATCTTTTATACGCCACAGGTAAAACTACCAGTGGGTTATCATCAGTATATAAGTTATTGGTTACCGTATTTATAACGTCACCAGCACTTGCACCCTCGACATGTTTACCATCGTTTTTATTTACCTCTGGGCTTAAAGCTTGAAGTATTTTTAAACGAGGTATAGCCATGTCCTCTGATGTTACGTTTTCTAAGCCACTACCCGCATCTTCAGCAAACATACTGGAGGTTAAGGCAACGTCAGTGGTTTTAGTTTCACTTATTTCATTTTTATTGTTTAAGTTTTCTTGGTTCATTTTTTAATTATCCTTGTTTTTTGACCTATATATACATTAAAGGTTTCAAGGGGTAGGTCGTTCCCATTTTCCACCTGCTCTCTAACGAACGCTTTCAAAGTCATAGGCTCTACCCATTTTTTCTGGGCGGGGTCTAATCCTTGTCCAGCTAATTCATCAGCGAGTTTTACGGCTGAGTCGTTTTCTTCCCTGCCGAAACTTACTGTAACTGTGTTTTTAATTATATCTCCATGACCGTTATTATTAAGCCAACCAAAGGCTTCGTCCATTTTATCAGGAGTTATTCTAGCTGAGTAATATTGTGCGGTGTTTATTTTACTACCGTCACTCATAGTTATTTCACTTAAACCTAGCTCACTTAACATACTAGGTATATCTTCTTCACTAACTTTTTTATATTTATTTTGTACTTCTTTTAGCTCAGCTTGTTTTTGATCTACTAATTTTTCTAACTCTAAAAGCTCTTGTGCTTTTTTACTTACTAACTCTAATGTGCTCATACGTGTACCTCTATATTATAATATTTATGCTCTCGGTTATCCCACTTTAGTAAGTTAGCCTTACCTCTATTAAAATGTAAAGCATAGTATACTGAGATACCAATGGCTGCGGGATCACCTATTAATAATAAGTAATCATTATCATTAAAGTATTTTAATTTATTTAGTATTTTAGATGTGGTGGGTTTAGGGCTAAACATCATATTAGTTTTATTATCTTCTAAAATAAAAACTAACTCACCGTACTCTGTAGCGGAAAGTATGTTTTGACGTTCGTCTGGTTTTTGTACTACATATACTGCCATTCTTCTCTCTTTTCTCTATGGGACAACTAAACGCATATTTTAAAGGTTGTATTAATTAATATAAATATAAGAGGAGTCAAATATAAATATAGATAAAATACACGTTTAGCTATTACCTATATATAAGGTTAGTTTATTTTAAAATAAAAATAAAGTTTTTTCTTTAAAAAGGTAATAGGTTTAATAACAACTAACCGTAAAGCCTATATTAACAGAGTTTGTGAAGACTATTAGTAAAGCTATTACCCACCTATTAGCGTAAAACGTGCCAATAGCTATTTATTTTTAGTATGATATATACTAACCTACGTATTAAGTATTAGCTTTAATGATAAAAAAGGGTTTAATTCATACCCTACCTCGCTAATGCTAGGTGGTGGCTGTCCTCCTATGGTTAATATTATTGACAACCACCACCAATTTAGAGACAAGATAGATGACAGATTTTATATTTAAAACTAAACCATACGACCATCAATTAGAGGCGTTAAAAACTTCTTGTGATAAAACTGAGTATGCTTTATTTATGGAGATGGGTTGTGGTAAATCTAAAGTGGCGGTAGATACTTTTGTTTATCAATATTCTAAAGGTAACGTATACAACGTATTAATAGTAGCCCCTAAAGGTGTTTATGGAACTTGGGTAACTAAAGAAGTACCTAATCACACACCAGACCATGTAACCTACGACTTAGTACAATGGTCAAGTAGCCACACACAAAAATTAAAAGAAGAATTTAAAAAGTTATTTACTAATGATTTTAGATTAAAAATATTAGTAATGAATATTGAAGCACTTAGTACTAAAAAAGGTAGAGAATTCGCTACTCGTTTTGTTATGAGTAATAAAACTATGTTCATAGTAGATGAAAGTACAACTATAAAAAACCCAGAG